GTGAGGGCAAGCTCGGCAGGGCGATGCAGGAAATGGGCCTGAAGATGAAGGCCGGGCTGCTGGGCGGCCTGGAGAACGCCGCCACCGGCGCCGAGGCCAAGTCGGCCGTGGACAAGCTCAGCACCGTCGTCATGGAGGCATGGTCGGCCGGGGACGTCACCACCGGCAAGGCGTCCGGGATGCTCACCTGGATCCAGGACGACAACTGGAAGCTCCAGAAGCTCGCGACGGAGCGGCAGACGATCGCGGCGACGATCAAGAAGGCCGACGCGTACGCGACCAGCGTGACGACGGCCACCGAGAGCGCCTACGGCATCTCGCAGGCCGCCGGGGGCGGCACCACGCCGCTGTCGGAGGGCGAGATCATCGTCTCGCTCAAGCAGGACGTGACGCAGATCCGCCAGTTCAAGAACAACATTGCCAAGCTGGGCCGGATGGGGCTGAGCAAGGCATACATCGACCAGCTCATCCAGGCGGGCCCCGCGTCGGGCGGCCCGATCGCCGCCGAGCTCGCGGCGGGCAGCTGGGCGCAGATCCGCCAGATCAACGCGCAGGAGTCGCAGATCGCCTCCGTCTCGGTCTCGCTCGGCCAGACGGCCGCCGATGCCATGTACGACAGCGGCAAGGACGCGGGCAAGGGGCTCCTGTCCGGCCTGCAGAGCCAGCAGAAGGCGATCACGAAAGAGATGGACGCGATCGCGAAGAGCATGGTCGCCGAGCTGCGCAAAGAGCTCGGCATCCACTCACCTAGCACGGTGCTGCGCGATCACGGCCGGATGGCCGGCGCCGGCCTGGTGCTCGGCCTGGATGACAGCCTTGCGAAGGTAACCGCCGCGGCGTCCCGGATGGCGAAGGCCGCGATCCCCGCCGGGTACGGGAGTTCCGCGGCGGGCGGGCCGGGCCGCCCGGGCGGCGGCGCCCCGCTGCAGCTCGAGTGGGTCGGCACGAGCGCCGACCAGGCGCTCATCACCCTGCTGAAGCAGCACATCCGGATCCGCGGCGGCGACCCCGCGGTACTGGGGCGGTGAACCGGTGACCTTCGACGCGATCCCCGCCGCCCCCTCGTTCCCGGCCACGGCACTCGGCCGCACGGCCGAGCTGCTGGCCAACGGAACCTGGACCGACATCACCTCCTACCTGGACCACGCCATGATCGCGATCGGCCGCGGCCATCCGGACGAGTCGGTGACCACTACGGCGAGCACCCTGGCGATGACGCTGACGAACACCGCGGGCGCGTTCACGAGCACGAACCCGGCCAGCCCGTTCTACCCGTACCTGATTCGCAACATCCCGTGCCGCGTGAGCATCCCCGAGGGCGCCTCGTACATGCGCTCAGAGGAGGATCAGGCCAGCGGCGCGCAGGGGCCCGGCACCGGCGGCGTGTCCATCACCGGCGACATGGACCTGCAGGCCGACATGACCCCGGATAACGGGTGGCTGTCGGCGATGTGGCTGGCGTCCAAGTGGGCGTCGGCCGGGAACGAGCGGTCGTGGGCCTTCGCCGTGACGGCCGGCGGGTTCCTGGTTTTCAGCTGGACGACGGACGGCACGATGGCCACGCGGAAGCAGGCCGTCTCCACGGTGCCGGTGCCGGTGCCCGCGGGGCGCCGCATGTGCGCCCGGGTCACCTTCGCCGCCAGTACCGGCACGGTCACGTTCTGGACGGCCCCGGCCGGCCTGACGGGCGCGTCATGGACCCAGCTGGGCGCCGCCCTCGCAGCCGGGGCGAGCAGCCTGTACGCCTCGACGGCCCCCGTGCAGGCCGGGATCGCCTACGGTGCCGGCGCCGACCTGTCGCAGCTCGGCGCGTCCGGCTACCAGGGCAAGTACCACGCACTGCTGATCGCGTCCGGGATCGGCGGCACGGTGAAGGCGTCCCCGGACTTCACCGCCCAGGCGCCGGGCACCACGTCGTTCGCGGACGCGCAGGGCGGCACGTGGACCCTGTACGGCACGGCGGAGATCAGCGACCGGGACTACCACGGCCATTTCGAGATGTCGTCCTGGACGCAGAATCAGGACCCGACCGGGAAGGCGGTCACGACCGCGGCGGCGGGCGGCGGCCTGCTGCGCCGGATCGGCCAGGCGGCCACGCCGCTGGCCTCGCCTATGCGCCGGGCGTACACGCAGCTCAGCGGGTTCGCCGCCCCCGTGGCCTACGTGCCGATGGAGGACGCCGCGGGCGCCACCCAGCTGGGGTCCGGCATCGGCGGGCCGCCCATGCGGTTCTCCGGCAGCCCGCAGCTGGCATCGTCGAACGATTTCGGCTGCTCGCTGGCGCTGCCCGTCGTCAACGGCGCCGTGATGACCATGAGCGTGCCGTCCTATCCGGCCGGCACCGCCTGCGTGCTCCGGTTCCTCCTGGAGGAGGCGGCCGGGTCGATCCCCAACGGCGCCGTCATCGCCCGCATGTTCACCAACGGCACCATCGACCAGGCCGACCTGGTGTATTACGCCGGGGGAGCGCTGGGCCTGAACGGCTACTCCGCCGGCAGCTACCTCCAGCTGATCTCCTCCGGCCCCATCGGCTTCGGCATCGACGGCGGCCTGTGGCTCATTGAGGTGGACCTGTACCAGGACGGCGCGGACATCGGCTGGTCGATTAACGCGATATCCACCGTCGCGGGCCAGGTCGGCTACGGCGGCACGTACCCGTCGGTCATCGGCGCCGTGACGCAGGTCGTCTTCAACCCGGCGGGGGCGGCCGGGCTGGGCGCGGTCACGATCGGGCACGCCGCCGTGCAGTCCGTTTACAGCAGCACGCAGCTGGTGGCTTTCGGCGCCCCGCTGAACTCCTGGCTGGCGGAGCCTGCCGCGGTGCGGTTCGGACGGCTGTGCGGGGAGGAGGGGATCCAGTTCCGGTGCCGCGGCAACCCGGCGGCCACGGTGGCGATGGGCGCCCAGACGACAGAGACGCTCACCCAGCTGCTGCAGGAGTGCGCTGATGCGGACCGCGGGATCTGGACGGAGCTGCGGCAGGCCCTCGGCTGGGGCTACGTCACCCGGGCGGCCCTGTATAACCAGCCTGCACTGGTCACCCTCAGCTATGACGAGGACCACCTGTCAGTTCATGCCTCCGATCCGACTGAGGATGACCAGACGACGCTCAATGACGTGACGCTGTCCAGCCAGGACGGGTCCAGTGTCCGCTACTACGCCGCGCCCGGCCAGCCGGTCACCGGCGGCCGCCTGTCGTCGCTGCCGCCCGGGACGGGCGGGATGGGCACTTACGACAACACGCCCACGGGCACCGTGAACCTGGCCTGGGACAAGGACCTGGACAACATCTGCAACTGGATGCTGCACATGGGCACGATCGACGAGCCGCGCTATCCCGGCCTCGTCCTGGACCTGGAGCAGGCAGCCCTGGCCAGCCTGTACAGCGCGATCGTGCAGATGGACCTGGGCGACCGGATGGTGATCAACGGCCCGCCCGCGTGGCTGCCGCCTAACGCGATCAGCGCGCTGTGGCAGGGCGTGCAGGAGAACATCGGCGACTTCGAGTTCCAGATCACGGTCAACGGGGTGCCGGAGTCCCCGTACGAGGTGGCGCAGGCCGGGGCGGCACATGCGGCGACTGCCGGGTCGCAGCTCGCCGCGGGCGCATCCGCGTCGGCGACGACGCTGAGCGTCGAGACGACGGCCGGGAACATCTGGACGGTGAACGCGGCTGATTTGCCGTTCGAGATAGTCGTCGGCGGCGAGGTGATGACGGTCACGGACATCACCGGGTCATCGAGCCCGCAGGCGTTCACGGTCACCCGCAGCGTCAACGGCGTGGTGGTCGCGCAGTCCGCGGGCGCGGCCGTGCAGGTTTATCCCCTGCCCGTCGCGGCGCTCTAGGAGGTTACGGTGAACACTCTCATCTACGCGGGCCAGGCCCTGACAGCAGGCCAGCAGCCCGGCCAGCTGTCCCAATACTATGGATATGCCGACACGGTCCAGGCCACGGTCAGCGGCACCAGCTACGCGAGCCTGTCGAATCCGTACACGATCCCGGCGGGCGAGCCGTCCGCGAACGCCGCCTATCAGCTGATCTGCTCGGGGCAGTGCACGTGGGGCAGTGCGGCGCAGCAGCTGTACTTCGCCATGAGCCTGAACGGCTCCCAGTTCGGGTCCGGCTGCTACGTGGCCCCCGGCGCGTTCCAGGCGTCGGCAGTCCTCACCTGGAAGATGATCTTCGACCTGACCTGTGCTGACGGGATCAGCGCGTGGTGGGGCGACCTGATGGGCGTCATCAGCACGCAGACTGACGTGCTGCCGGCCACCCAGGCCCAGAACTCGGTGCCGCTGGCGTCCTCCAACAGCACGGCCAAGATCGAGGCCGTGTCCAGTGCCGTCACCGTGGCGGTCCAGGCCAAGTGGGCGGCCACTACGGGCAGCCCGGTGATCCAGTGCTTCAAGACGACGTTCCGGAAGGTCGCATGATCCGGCACCTGCTGCACTGGGCGGATGCCGAGTACTGGGGGCAGAGCTGGCCGAACATCTTCGCCCCGTCCGTCTGGACGCTCGGCGCGGTGGCCGTCGCCCACGTGCGGGCTTCGCGGCAGCGGCAGCGCAATCATGAGGACTTGAAGCGGCACGTGTCGAACATGGCAAGCGAAAGAGGGGGAGCGTGAAGTGGCTATCGATCCTGTGGCAGCTGGTGCGGGACGTCATGCTGACGGGGTACGGCATGTGGGTGATCTGGTCGCAGGTGCAGCGGCCCGACCCCAACGGCGCGCTGCTGGCCGTGGCGCTCGTCTGCATCGCGCCCGCCGCGCGGTCGGCCGTCACCACCGTGCTGTCCGGGGCTGGGTCGTCCTCGGAATCCTCGCACCCGCCTGCGGAGCCGCCGTCGGCCTCATTGCACGCATCGTCATCGGAGGGCACTGATGAGCCCGGGTAAGTCTCTGGCGCGCGGCCCGCAGGGCGACCAGGGCACGCGCGGGGAGCGCGGCACGCAGGGGGAGCGGGGGGAGCGCGGCCTGAGCCGGATACAGGGGCGGGCGGTCACCGTCCTGTTCCTTATCGGCGCCCTGGTCGGGTCGGGCAACCTGTTCTGGACAGCGCACGAGGTGAGCGTGTTCGCGGCCGGGCAGCACCGCCAGAACCAGGCCACCGAGGCGAAGTTCTGCATGGAGCTGGGGAAGCTGGCCGCGCTGAAGCCCCCGCCGGGCGACCCGGTGACGAACCCGGCGCGGGCCTACGACCAGGAGCTGCACGCGGGGTTCGCCGCGCTCGGCGGGTCGCTGGGGTGCGCGCCGTGACACTGAGCACTGTTGAGCTTCGCTGGGACCTGGCTGACCTGATCGAGGCGGGCCTGAGTGCGGTGCTGTCGATCACGCCGACGGCGCAGATGTCCGACCCCGTTGACCACGTGCTGGTCGGGGCGGTGGCCCGCACGTACACGTTCACGGGCGGCACGGGCCAGCTGGCGGGGATCGTCGCGAATGACAACGCGAACATCCTTCCGGCTTACGCGCCTCCCGGTCAGCCGGGCGCGGGCTACCTGATCAGCGTGACGTCGGCGGCGGGGCAGGTGATCGTGCCGCAGTTCTGCACGCAGCTGCTGTACGCGAACGGGGCGGTGCAGTGGCTTGACGAGCTGGTGATCGTGCCAGTGGTGGCCACGTCGTACCAGTACCTGCCACTGACGTCGGGTGTCGCGACGTCGGGACAGGTGCCGTCGGCGACCGGCGTCGGCAGCGCGTCGGCGTGGACGACGCTGACGGCGGCGGGCGTAGGCGCGGCCACGGCTGGCGCGCTTGCGGCCGAGGCCAGCCGGGCGGAGACGGCCGAGGGGCTGGCGCTCCAGAAGTCGGCCAACCTGTCCGACCTGGCCAGCGCGGCGACGGCGCGCACTAACCTCGGGCTCGGCACGGCGGCGGTGCAGCCGGCCGGCGCGTTCGACGCCTCGGGTCTTGCGGCATCGGCTCAGGCCGCCGCGCAGTCGTTCGCGACCTCCGCTGTTGCGGCCGAGGCCAGCCGGGCGGAGACGGCCGAGGCGGCGGCCGTGACCTCGGCCGAGTCGTTCGCGACCTCCGCCGTCGCGGCCGAGGCCAGCCGGGCGGAGACGGCCGAGGCGGCGGCCGTGACCTCGGCCGAGTCGTTCGCGACCTCCGCCGTCGCGGCCGAGGCCAGCCGGGCGGAGACGGCCGAGGCGGCGGACGCCGTGCTCGTCCGGCCGCAGGATATTGGCCTGATGGGCTGGACCGCGAACCCGGCCACCGGCACGACCACGACAACTTACACGCCGGCCGGATACGCGGGCCGACTGCTTTTCTGGACATTCCGGGTGCCGGTCGCCGGAAATATCAGCAACATCAACTACTCGATCGACGTGGTCGGCGCCGGCATATCCAACGCCTACCTCGGCATCTACTCGATGGCCGGATCACTGCTCGCGTCCTGCGCAACAGATCAGAGTGCGAACCTCGCCAGCGTGAACGCCCACGCGGCTGCGCTGAGCTCCCTGCTGGCAGTTACCCCAGGGCTGTACCGGGTCGGGCTTGTCATCGGCGCCATGAGCACAGGCCCCGCGTTCATGGCAACCGGCGGTGCCAACGCCGCGTTCTTCACCAACCTCGGGATGACCGTCGCCAACTACATGGCCGGCTATTCCGGGGCGCTCAACGCTTTCACGGCGCTGCCGTCGAGCTTCACGCCCTCCGGGGCGGGCTCGCTCCCCGGCCAGCCGATCTTCGTAATGAACTAGCCAGCCGGAACCGAGTTGAACTGCCACCGCTCGAACAGATGATGGAGAGACCATGACTACGCGCATCATGGGCGACAGCACGTCGCTGCTCGCGATCCCGCTCAGCGTCGCCATCGCCGCCGTCTACGATGACGGCCACCTCGGCGTCGAAACCGCCGCCCAGCTCGAAGCGCGCTTCCCCCACGTGAAGTACGGCCACGTCTTCATCGACGTGACCGGCGCGAACCCGAAAGCACAGGTACGCGACTGGGAAACCGGCGACAAGAGCAGCAGCCTCGAGCAGTGGATCACCGCCCACAACAAGGCCAGCGGACGCAAGGACGCGGTCATCTACTGCAACCGCTCCACCATCCCCGAGGTGCGGCAGCTCACCGGCACGCAGATCCTCGGCGCCGACTACTTCCTGTGGATCGCCACCCTCGACGGAACCGTCGCCACCGGGCCGGGAATCATCGGCTGCCAGGTGAAGGGCGCGGGGCTGACCGGGGGTGACTGGGACATGTCGCTGGTGTTCGACGGGGCGCTGTGGCTGCCGGTGACACCGAAGCCGAAGCCCGTGCTGGTGAGCAAGGAGCGAGCCGAGGCGGCGGTGAGCGCGGCCGTCGCCAGCCTCGCCACCCTCGCCGTCTACGTGACGGAAGGCTAAGCAAGGCCAAGCTCGGCCAGCATTCGCCGTCTCATCTGGCCGCGCCTCCAGGTCACGCCGTGCGCCGGGCCCAGGCCGGGCACTGAGCCAGCCGTCGACCGCCGCCGACGCCCACTCCTTCTTGCCGCTGTCCGGGTTGCGGCGGCCGTGCTGCGGCGCCTGCCCGCGCGCCACGTAGCCCGTCCAGGTGCGCTCTGCGACCCCCGCGTGCCCGGCGGCCTCCCGCGCACCGAGCCACTCGCCGCCGTCTGCGATCCCTCCAGGGATGACGCTCACCGTTACCCAGCCGGCTGGAGTTCGCTGGCCGGGATGTCCTGCGTGAGCCCGCAGTCGAACTCGACGGTGACGACCTGGTCGCCGCTCGCGTCGTCCACTGTGGCGGTCACGCTGCCAGTGTGCGCGGCGTCGTCACAGGGCAGCTCGCCGTTGTAGACGACTACGCTGCCGACGGGGTAGGTGACGCTCATTTTGTTCTCCGTTGCTCGTTCCCTGCTGACATGACTAACTCTACAGTAGTTGCTGTGGAGTTGCAAGAGGAACGGGGATCAGCCCTCGCCCGTCTTCCGGCCCGCGTGCTGCCACTCGCCGTCAGCGCCGATCGCCAGGAACTGGCGCAGCACGATCACCTCCCCGCAGCCCGCGCACATCGCCTCCAGCGGGTAATGCCTCTCTTCACCCGCGTCCGCCGGCAGGCCGGCACGGCGCGGCCCGGCCGAGTAAATCGTGCCCGGCTTCGGCGTGGCCTTGCAGGCGAGCATCTTCTCCACGCTCATGCGCATCCCGAACGGCCCCATTACGACTCCTTCCCCGCGCCGAAGCGGCGTTGCTCACCAGTCCGGTTGCACGCTGAGCACCAGCCCCAGCGCCGCTCGTCGCTGCCGGCCGTCTTCCGGTTTCCTCCGCAGCGGCGGCACGGGCGCACTGGCCAGAGCCAGAGACTGACCCGCCAGGCGGCCACCAGGCCGAGCACGACGATCACGAGCGCCACAGTGTCCACGATCTACTCCTTGTGCGATGAGTCACGAAACCGGACTGCCGGCCGGGTCGAGATGGCGGGCGAGATCGGCGGCATCGCGGTATTCCCTGGCGATGCCGGCGAGGCGCCCGGTGGCATGGTCGAGATCGCGGATGGCCTGGTCCAGGTCGGCGCGGGGGCGGCCGGGGTCGGCGGCGGCGGCGTACACCAGCGCCGCGAGGTCGGCCACGGTGCGGAACCCGGTCTCTTCCAGCGGGCCGGACAGGCGGGCGGCGGTGGCCCTGGCGTCGGCGAGCCGGGCGGCGCGGGCGGCGGTTTCCTCGGCGGCCCGGACTTTCTCGCGGCGGGCGGCCTGGCGGCAGTTCGGCCCGCAGTACAGGGCGCGCCGTCCGGTGGCGGCGCGGCCCAGCGTCCGCAAGCAGCCCGGTCCTGCGCACCTGGCGTCGTCGTCGTCCATGCCGGTCCCTTTCCGCGAGTTACGTGACCGCCCGGGCGCGAAGGCCTTCGCGCGGCCGCCGTCACGAAACTACCTCTGCCCGATCTGGATGCTGTTCTTAACGTTCATAGCCGCCTCGAAATCCTTGTGCCCCACGGCCCGCGCATGCTGACCGACATAGAAAGTCCGCGTGACCTGTTGCGGCGGTAGTGCTTGCCGTGGTGCGTCGCATAGGCGAACACGACGGTGGCGGCGATGATGGCGATGATCATTTCGGTTACTCCCCGGTGGTGGTGATGGGCCGGGCGGCCAGTACCCGGTGTGGTGCTGGCCGCCGTCAAGGCGATCAGGGCTTGTTCTGCGCGGCTTCGCGCCTGGCATTCCGCGCGGCCACGCTCCGGTCGCGCACGGCGTAGAGCTCGGCGTCCATGCTGTGCGGCCTGCCGGTCGCCCGGTTGATCGCGTCCGGCTTGACCTTCTTCGGGTTCGGCATCGCGCCGGGGTCCGCCCTCTTGAAAAGTCCCATGATCGTTTTCCTCCCAGTGGTGGTGTGCGAGAGGCAGTGAGTTTTCCCACTGCCCCTCCTGGCGGCCTCACAAGGCCGCTGGCCTGCGTAAGTGATGTTTGTGAGGTCTGGTGAGCCTGTGACTTTAGGGGACTGGAGACCACCGGATACGCGGTTGCGGGGACACGGCAGGAACATCACTCACCGCGCGCAGCCAGGGCCTGGCGGAGGTCGGCCGGGTCCAGGTACGGCGTGCCGCTGGAGTTGACGACGCGCGCCCCTTCGTCGGCCAGGTCGGCGCCTAGCTGCTTCGCGGTCAGGTTCCGGTATCGCGCCCATGCCGGTGCCAGCGTGCGGAGCAAGGCGACCAGGTCGCGGAGCTTCACCCGCTCGACGCCGATGACCTCGGCCAGGTCGCCGAGGAGGTCACGCTCCTCGATCGCGACGGCGGCCACGTTCCCCGCTACCGGCGTCCTGGGGTCCACGATCCCCATCGCCCTGACGATCACTTCGGCTGCCGCGTCATAGCCCGTGTCGTCGTCGACCTCGATGAAGTACCAGCGGAGAAGCTCGAACTGCTCGTCAGACACTCCTGTGATGAGCGAGGTTCCGCGGTCGCGGCCGGGCCGCAGCTCGGTGGCCCGGATGCACGCGGCGAACGACCCGTCACCGAGAAAGCCGTCATTGCTGCGCCACGACTTGACGTAGAAGCAGCAGTTGACGCTGACCAGCTCGACGAGCTTGGGCGGGATGGCCTCCTTGCGGCTGGACTGAGTGTCGAACAGCAGCGTGATAGCGGTCTTGCGGGCGCGCTTGGCCGTCTTGGTGGCCAGCTCGGCGGCAATCGCCCCGAACTCCGGGTGGCCGAAAAGCTCATGGCACTCAGAAAACAGGACCACGATCGGGCGGAGGTCCGGGTGCGCCTCGGCCATCGAGCGGGTGACCTTCTTCGCGCCGAGCTCGGCTAGCCTCGCCTCGCGGCGGCCGACCTCCGCGTACAGCTGGTGAAGCCGGTCGACGGCGGCGCTGATCGCATCGTCCTCAGGGCCCTTGCGGTAGACGGCCAGGCGCGGCGCGAACGCGTCGAAGTCGCCGTTATTCGCGAATACGAACACGTTCAGCTCGCACAGCGGATCTAGGGCGCAGCCGAGCACGACCACCCGGCACGCGTTGGACTTGCCCTGGCCCATCTGCCCGCCGAAGACGCCGTTGTTCTCCACGATCGGGATGTCCCGCCCGTCACCGCGGGCCACGACGCCGCCGGGAACACCGGTGAACACGTCCGCGGTGCCCTCGTGCAGCAGCGGGTACTCAGGGGCGGCCTTGGACAGGACCCCGCTGTCGGCGATCCACACGGCCACCGTCCCCGCCGGTCCCTTCCCGGCCTTGTCCGCGTCGGTCGGCCAGACCTCGACCTCGGCCCGGTGCAGGTTCCTGGCAAGCACCGGGTTCTGATCGGCGACCATCTCCGCCGTCACGCCCAGGGGAACGGCGAACACCGCCGAGTAGCCGCGCCCGTCCCTGACCGGTGTCAGGTGAAACACCGGCCGCCAGCCCGCCTTGAATGCGGCCTTCATCGGCGGGATGGGCATGTTCTGGAGCGCCAGGACGATCGTGTCGGCGGTGACCACGATCCCGGCGTCCCCGCTGTCTGGCTTGCCTGCCGCCATCCACCCGGTCGACAGCGTGGCGGCATGACCGCGGCCGGTCCACCACAGTGCCCCTACCGCGATCCACGGCAGCGCGAGCAGCACCGGCCCGTAGGAGATGCTGAACGCCAGCACGACCCACAGCACGACCCGGGCGACGAACCGGAACGGCATCGTCATCTCGGCGGAGTGGTGCTCACCGATCGCCAGGAATACCCCGATGACGGCCAGCAGCCCGAACAGGGCCGCGGCGATCTTCGGCGCCAGGACGATGATCTTCAGCGCGGCATCAATCCTCGCCATCAGCCGGGTATGCCGGTCGGTCAGGTGAGCACTCCTGCGTGTGTCCCACTCCAGCGCAGCCTCGTGATTCCCGGCCTTCTCCGCGACCCTGAGCATCCGGTCGTACCTCGATGTGGTCTTCGCCTCCCACAGGCGGCGGGTCACTACCGCGGCGCCCAGCGGCACGTAGCCGACATGGCGGGCGGCCGACCTGGTGTGCTCGTGCCTGACCACGACCTTGACGACCTGCACCACCTGGACGACGCGGGGCACCACTACCGCGGGCGCGTCGCCGACGATCACGCCCTCGACGACATCCGTCTGGCCGCGCTGCGACTTGACCGGGGCAGCGGGGAGGACCCGGCCCTGGATGGCGTCGTCGCCGTCATCCGCCTTCACGGCGCAGAACTCCCGTTCAGCGCCGCCACGGGCGGCTGTGGCGCGACCGTCCCGGCGAGCGCCTGGCGCACCAGGTGACGGGTCACGCCGAACCGGTCGGCGAGCGCTTCCTCGCCGTACCGCTCGCCCGTCTCCCGGAGCTGCGCACGGGCTAGCAGCAGTGCCTCTGAGAGCGTGACGGGCGGCGGCGGGCACGAGCAGCTGACGGCCGGTTGAGGGTTGCCGCCGGTCTCCCCGCCCGCCTCCCTGCGTACCTCGCCGAGCAGCCAGAACGCGACGGCGGACATCAGCACGACGGCCACGCCGGTCGATGCCGACACCCCGCGCCCGAGCCATGGGGTGCGCACGTCGGAGTAGTAGTTCGCGGCGATCGTCGCGGCTATGCCGGCGGCCATCACGCCGCCCGGCTGCCATAGTCGCGTGAAGCCGCGCACGCCGTGCATCGCCGCCCACAGGAGCGCGGCGCCGGCGGTGAAGATCATGCCGTCGAGGGTGAACGGAACCAGCGCGGCGACCCAGCGGACTTGCCCGTTGGCGCGGGCGAGAACGTACTCGTGCTCGTAGCTGACGGCGGACGCGATGATCATGCTGGCGCCCACGACGGCGAAGATGACCGCCGGGAAAACCCGCTCGGCCGGCCAGCGGTCGGTGGCGGGTGCGGGAGGACTATCGGTACGGTGGCTCACACGAGCTCCACTCAGTTGAGGCTGATGGGGTTCCAGGCCCGTGCCGGCGTGCGAAGCGCCGGCGCGGGCCGCCCCTGTTTCAGGGCGGTTTTCTGCCACGGTACTCACCCTGACTGATGATGTCCACGGACAGCACCAGACATGATCCGTCATACGCGAACGTTTATGCTGGTCACATGCTGTCTACGGTAATCACCATGGAAGACGAGGATGACCGCGCCGCGATCGAGCCGCGCGGCTACGCCAGGGCTTACGAGGTGGTCGCCGGGCGCATCGAGCGCCGCATCATGGCCGGCGAGTTCGGGTACCACGACCCGCTGCCGTCAGAGCCGGACCTGGCCGAGTGGTACGGCGTCTCGCGCACCACCGTGCGCAGCGCGACCGGCCGGCTCATCGAGCGCGGCATGGTGGAGCGCGTCCGCGGCAAGGGCACGTTCGTCACGTGGCGGCGCGAGTGAATGCCAGCCACGGTGCCAGCCCAGGCAGAGTGTTTTCGCGAACGTTCACGGGCGGAATGTGTTCGGAAATCAGAGCCTGACTATGCCGGTTCGCACGTACGCGAACGTTCGCGCACGGTGCGTACTCAGAACATCTTCTTCTCAGGCGAGAAACGGTTTCCGCCCAGCCGAGAGCACCTTTCCAGGGGCGGCAGGTGGGCGCATGCCAGCCAGCATGCCAGCCCAGGGAGCTTGACGCCGAGCCGGGGACCGAGGAGTTCATTGACGACTGCGTGTAATTCGCCAGTGTCGCCCTGTAGCGTCTTACGAACGTTCACGAACAAAGGGAGACGCGCAATGTCCGGATGGCAGCCGCAGCAGTATGACCCCGCCGAGCACCAGAGACGGATGCACGACGGCCCGCAGCCATGGCCCCCGCAGCCGCAGTACGAGCGCCAGCGCGTCCCGCCGAACGCGCCGGTACACGTGCAACAGCACGCGTACGCGCCCCATCACCAGGCTGCCCGCAAGACCGGCCTCACGGCCGCGGAGCAGTTCTGGTACGTCCTCGGCTGCATCGGGTTCGGTGCCGCCTATTTCGCCAAGATCCCCGCCAAGAAGGCGCTCTCCGACTTCGGCATGGCCGAGCTGACCGGGGCCGAGAAGTTCTGGTACGTCCTCATGTGCATCGGGTTCGGCGCCGGGTACTTCGCGAAGATCTCCATGGCCAAGGCGGTCAGCGAGATGGCGCAGTTCCGCTAGCCGCCGCCGAACCGCTTGTTCAGCGACGACACGACCCGCGCGTGCATCACCGGCCGGACGTGCTGGTAGATCTCGGCCATCGCAGCCGACGACCAGCCCATCAGGTCCTGCACCACGCGCGGGTCGTACCCCTCCTCCAGCAGCGTTGTCGCATAGGCGTGCCGCAGGTCGTGCACCCGGTAATGCGGCAGGCCGAGATCATCGAGCAGTGCCTGCCAGTCCTCCCAGTCGGCCTTGGCGTGCACCGGCTCGCCGTCCGGCCGCGTGAAGACCCGGCCGGCGATGTCCGTCACGGCCTGCGCGGCGTGATGCGCCTCCAGTGCCGTCACCGCGACCGCGAGCAGCGGCACCGTCCGCCGTGACTTGCGCGACTTCGGCGGCTTGAGCACCCATTTGCCGTCAACCCGCGCCTGCGACTTGCGCACCGCCACCGACGCGGGGGACTTCAGCCGGACGCAGTTCCAGCACAGCGCGAGCGCCTCGCCCTGGCGCAGGCCGGTCGTGATGGCCAGCACCCACCGCGCGCCGTTCGGCCATGTCCTGCACCGCTCCAGCACCATCTCGAGCTCTTCCTGCGACGGCGGCTCAGGCGGTTCCCGGTCGGCGTGCGGCGGCGAGACGATCGAGCAGGGGTTATACGGCATCCGCTTGCGGCGCACCGCCTCTTTCAGGCACGAGCTGAGGATGCTGTGCGCCATGACGATGCTCGCCCGCGAGAGGGTGCCCCCGCCGCGCTTCGGCCGCTCCAGCAGGGCGGCATGCCAGTCCTCGATATCGTCCGCGCTCAGCTCCGCGAGGTCGACCTTCTCAAAGTAGGGCGCGATGTGGTCTTCGCACTTCTGCCGGTACGTCCTCCATGACGTCGGCTCAAGCTGCGCCTTCGCCGTGACGTGGACCCAGTGCAGCACCCACTCGGCGACGGTGGGCTGCCGGCCGCGCGGCAGGGTGAACCCGTCGCGACGGCGGTCCAGGAACCGGGCCCGCTTCTCGAGTGCGCCACCGGGGTCCGGGGCGGTGAACTCGCGCCTGTCGCGCCTGCCGTTCTTCCAGCCGAGGTCAGCTATCGCGACCCACTGATTCCGGTCCTTGCGGTGGTAGAGGCTGCCCTCCCCTTGCTGCCGCCTGCCTGGCACCCCGCATCCCCCCGATTTCCAGTCCCGCGCGGTACCCGACTACCGCCGGCCCCGCCGCCCATCTGAGCCACGCCCCGGCCGCCGCGACCAGGATCACAGTCGGCCATCTGTTCGACATCCGCGCTCCCTCCATGCATACAACACCAGACATGCAGGACAGTAGCAGGGAGTGTCAGTTACGTAAAGTACACAAACCGTTACTCGCAGTTACTCATTCTTGAGCGCCAATCTTGCGGAGAGCCTCCGCGACCTGCACTTCCAGTACCGCCCGCTGGCGGCCGGTCAGCCTGCCGCCGCCCAGGGCGTCCACCATGCGCGCCGCGTCGTCGGCATCCCGCTGGCCGCTTGCCTCCCGCTCGGCGCTCAGGTCCCCGAGGATCTGAGCCGCGCGGGGACTGAAGGGCTCGATGTCGCCGGCCGTGAGGCGCACGGCGAGGGCCATGTGAGCGAGAGTCGGGTCCGGGGCGTCCTCCGGGATCCACGTACCGCGGATCTCGCGTCCGCCTTTTTCCAGCTGCCGCCATCTTGCCTCGCTCATGTCCGCCAGGGCGGCGGCGGTCCTCTTGGACATGCCGAGTCGCTCGCGGCGCTGTTCTATGAGCCGCATGACCGGGGGCTGGGGGGGGCGCGCTGTGGTCACGGCGTCCGTTCGTCCGTTCCTGTCGGGTTATATGAGCCCACAGCGTAACACGAACGTTCGCGCACGTCCGCATCCGCCTGCCCAAATCTTGTGCGCACCGGGTTGCGCACTTCGCGAACGTGCGCGTACTCTGCACTCATGACACAGCAAGCCACTGAGCCACGGGCGTCGCGGATGATCACGGTGACTGAGGTCTGCGCCCAGCTCGGCGTCGGCAAGACGAAGTTCTATGACCTGGTCAACAAGGGCGAGCTGGCGGTGCACGACGTGTCCGGCTCGGGCACGGAGCCCGGCCCGAACCGGAAGGGCCACCGCCGCCGGTCGATTCGCGTGCAGCAGGCCGACGTCGACGCCTTCCTGATGCGCAGCCGCGTCAGCACCTGAAGACACGGCAGCCCCCGCCGCACCGGGGGCCGCCACCCGGCGGACAGAGCGACGCCGGGCTTACCCCAACGATAGATGGAGACAGAGAGATGACAGTCAGGTTCAGTGCCAACATCCACTTCGCCGCGGCCGACGTGGGCCGCACGTTCATGAGCGGGACGTGCGGATTCGCGACGCTCGACATCGGCGACCGCGGCAGCGACTCCATGTTCTTCCTGCACTTCCTCGGCGGCGGCCCGGAGCTGATCGACGCGGTGATCGCCGAGCTGGTCGCGCTCCGGAACGAGATGGCGCCGCCCGCGCCCGTCATCACCGACAGCGAGCGCACCTGCGACCAGGCGAACCCGATGACGGGCGCATGGTGCCACCTGCCCGCACCCCACGCGGGGCACCGCGACACCGACGGCGAGACGTGGGCGCTGCCCGAACCGGTCGAACCGGATCTGTGCGAGTGCGGCCCGCTCACCGGCTGCGACTCCTTCCGCTCGCCCGCCGCGCCGGTGAAGATGTGAGCGCCATTCCGTTGCTCGACGGCCACCGCGGCCGCCGCTGCGCACCCGCCCGGCGCACGCTCGCCGCGCGCATCCTGAGCTTCCTCCGGCCCGTGCCTGCGGCGGAGGAGGAAAGGGCCGCCCCCGTCCCCCGTTCGGGGGCGGCCCGCACCTACGCACGGCCGGACGGCGTGATCACCGTCGAGGGCGACGGGAGCGTCACCGTCCGCGCGCTGCCCGACGACACGCGCGCCGACCTGCCGCTCATCCCCCGCTACCTCGACGCCCGCCCGGAGGGCACCTCGTGAGCCCCCTCACCGGCAGCGCAATCAGCGCAATGTCGTTCATCACGGCGGTCATCAGCGGCACGGTCGTGCTCCTGCTCGTCACCATCGGCGCGGCCATGCTCGCCGGCGAAATCAGGGAAGCGGCCCGCCGCCGCCGCAAGCGCAGGCAGCAGCTCCGCACCACCCGGCCGTCCGCCATCTGCGACGACGACGGCACCGGCCGGTGCACGGGCTGCACCGAGATCGGCGACGACGCGATCGCCATGCTCGCCGGGCCCGGCGACGCCGAGATCGAGCAGATGATCCGCGACTACAGGAGAGGCGGCGGCCGTGGCTGAGTACCTCGTGACCCTCTCCGGCGGAGAGGACTCGAACAAGTTCGCCGTCGAGCCTCACATACCCGACGACCAGGACGAGGTGCCCCATTCCTGAGTTCACCGGCGTGATCACCGAGCCGGGCCTTTACGGCGACATCCCCGAGGACGAGTACCACCGCGATCCCGTCATGGGAGGGAGTCTCAGCGTCAGCAGCTCCAAGTGGCTGCTGCCGCCGTTCCCGCCCGCGAAGTTCAGGTACGCCCAGGACCACCCGCACGTACCGACCAAGGCCATGGACCTCGGCACGACGGTGCACGCCCTGGTACTCGGCAAGGGCGCGGACATCGCCGTCCTCGACTACGACGACTGGCGCACGAAGGACGCGAAGCAGGCCCGCGATGCCGCTGCCGCCGACGGCATGATCCCCATGCTCGCCAAGGACTGGCAGGAAGCCAGTGCCATCGCCAGGGCCGTGCTCGACCACCCCACAGCGGGCGCGCTGCTGTCCGGGACCGACGCCGAGGTCAGCATGTTCTGGCACGATGAGGAGACCGATATCTGGCTCCGGGGCCGCATGGACGCCATGACCCTCGGCTACCAGATGCCCACCATCGTCGACTTCAAGACGACGAAGGACGCCAGCAAGGACGGGTTCGGCAAGTCCGTCGCCGACTACGGCTACGCGAGACAGGACCCGCACTACCGCGACGGCCTGGCCGCCTGCCTCGGCTGCAAGCCCGACGACATCGACTTCGTGTTCGCCGTCGTCGAAACCGAGCCCCCGTATCTCGTCGCGACGTACCGGATTGACGCCGCCGCGGTCGACG